CATATAGCAATCTCCTTTTGAGAGCCTCGATATCCTTATGTCTCTTCCAGTTCGTTTTATCTGTTTCGTCTCGCGTTATACTATCCGCTAAAGTATCGCCCTCGCCGTCCAGGATGGCCGTAGGGGCGTTTTTGCTATGCTGTCCGATAAATTTATCGGGCCGTGTGTCTTCGTGCTCTAAAAGCCTCTCAGCAGGCCGTACCGTCGGAGGCATCTTCCTGTCATTCATGATTCTCTCACGGAGCGTTTCGTAGACCCGGAAGAAATGTGCCCTGTCCGCCGTGATGTTGTCGGAAGTGCAGAGCTCCATGTACCCGATCTGCTCCACCGCCTCGCGCACTACCGGGGGAAGGCTTTCCTTCGCTTCCTTCGGCCTGTACGATCCGTAGTTCCTCACAGCCTTCATCACCAGCTGCCATGCAACGCCCGGATCATCGAGCACATCACCGTCCATCTCAGCCGCTTTGTGGAGGATGTCGGAGATCTGAGGCGGATACTTGCTGGTCGCCGCCAGCTGCTGCACGGCTTTCTCTGCGACCTTGAAGTTAAGGTGCCCCAGCATGGAGTACCAGAACCGGATCGAGTACTTGTCGTTCATCACCATGTATCCGGGCCATGCCGCCTTGATGGCGGCCCTGATCATGTCGAACTCTGTCTGATTCATGTCTGCTCCCATCCTGCAGTCGCCTGCATGTACTCTTCGGTTGACTGGAACCGGACATCGCCGGAGCTTCTGCCGCGCCTTGCGCTGTTCTGCTCTTTGGACAGCCAGTTGGTTACGAATCTCTTTATGCCGCCCCTGGTCTTCCTCTTTGCAGGATTGCCGATGCACCATCCTCGCATGTTGCGGAATTCCTGGTCGATATCCACCGAAGGGTACAGGCGCTTGTATTCCTCGTACATGCTCACCGTAGGCCGCCATACGGTTCCGTCGTTCAGAGGGAGCTCCTCAACGGGTGCTTCAGGTTCTGCCGGCTTCACCTTTTTGGGCTTGGGTTCGGAGGCTTTCGAAGAAGGCTCCGGACAAAAAGTATCTTTAGATACTTTATAGTCTTTCTCTATCTCTTTCTCTTTCTCTTTCTCTACGTCACTTAAGCGTAACGGTCGCGTCACACAAACGTCACTCTGCGTCACATCGGTGTCACAATGTGACGCTCCTTTATCTCTTAACCGCCTCATTCTCTCGGCAGAAGATGACTCAGAACCCACCATTTTCCCACATTCCGTAAGAGTGTATTCAACATCATCCCTGATCTCCATAAGCCCCTGCCGGAGCAGGAAAGCAACTGTGAGCTTCACATTTTCGATGTCCTCGTCAAGGTCGAGCGCGATTTCTGTAGCGAAGTCTTCCTCAACACCTTCGAAGTACAGCTTGCCGTCCTGCTTCATGGCCACAAGGAGCATCTTCAGATAGATGATGGTGAAGGTGTCACCACCAGCTATCTTCCGAAGCTTCTTGATGGGCTTCTGGCGAAAGAAATTATCCGGGAGTTTCAACCAGTAATATCTCTTTGCCATGTACCACCTCTCAATAAATTACTTTCGACCCTTCCTCTGTCTTTACGATCTCTATGCTCTGGCTGAACCGGGCCTTCATGGCCTCATCGTGGGTGATGGCCATGATCTTGACCGCCGGGTACCGCTGGCGGATCGTCTCAAGGGCATCCACATAGGCGTCTGTGCCGTCCGCATCAAGGAACGGCGGTTCATCGATGAACAGCATGCCCAGCTGGATCCCCGCTGCCGTGGTCTTTATCTCAGCCAGGGCAAGGATGACTGCCAGTGAAGCCTTGACCTTCTCTCCGCCCGATTTGCTCGAGTAGGGAAGGGTGGTCTTTCCGTATTCCTCGATCATGACGTCCAGCGTGGCCTTCTCTCCGTCTTTCCCCTTGGTCACCTTATCAAGGACAAACTCAACGCCCATTGTGCCGCCGGTCATCGATCCGAGGATGCTGTTGGCCGTGTCAGTGATGTGAGGGATGATGTTCCGGATGATCTGATGCGGTACCCCGTCCTGTGAGAACGCTTTCTGCAAAATCTCGTACCGGTTCAGCTTTGTTGCCGTCTCGGTGAGCTGGCCTGAGATCGCGTCCACCTCTGCTGTCAGCTGCTCGATATCGTCGAGCCTCTGCTGCGCGCTTCCCTTCGCCATCTGCAGATCAGCGATCGACGACTTCGCATCCTCTATCGCGCTTGCATGGATTTCTGCCCACTGCATGGCGTTGGGATCGAGCTGTTCATACAACTCTTTGAGATCCTGCGCCTTGGTGTTCATCTCGCCGATATCTCCTTCGATCAGTTCGAGATCAGCTGACACCGCCTGCAATTTTTCCAGGGTCATTTTCCTGCGCTCCTCATAGAGCGGAATCTGCGCTTCCAGATTGGGATACTTCTGCAGGGAAGCGAGCCTTTCTCTCGTATCGCGATATTTTCCAACGATTCCTGATAGTATCTCAACCTCTGCAGTTAGTCTCTCAGCTTCTGCCGAGGCCGCAGAGAGGTTTTTGGAGTGTTCGGCATATATTTTATTAACCGACTCCTTTTCTGCGCTCAAACGGGCAAATTCGAGCTTGTCACCTTCCAGTTTCCTCTTCTGCGCCTCAAGCGCATCAAGTTCCTGCACCCTGCGGTATGCCTCGTCATTTTCTGCCTTCGACGGTTCTATTGCTGAAGCCTCTTCCTGTATCTGCTTCTGGTATTCTTCGTAACCATCCAGGATCTGTTTGAGTTCGCCCTTGAGCTTTACAATGGAATCCTTTGTTTCTTCCTCTTTGGCCGCTTCCTGCTTTGCCCTCACGAGGAATCTGCACGAAGCCTTTTCGACATCAATACACCCGGCATTTGCGAGATATTCCGCCTGCGTCTGCTGTTCTTTGAGCTTACTCTGGAGAGATCCGATTTTGATCTCGATGGGCTTTGTCTCCTCTCCGACCTCAAGCCCTCGCTTTATGATAGTGCTCCTCATAAACGCACATTTCGTCTGCCTGCGGTGGATGTCTTCCAGCTCTCGCCTGGCCGATGACAGATCCAGAATCTTTGCCTCGCACTCTTCGGCCAGCTGGGCGGAAGCTGACAGCTCCCCGAGCCTTCCGTCGATTTCTTTCAGCCGGCGCTCGTCTGCTTCCACGCTGATCTGCAACGTATACGCCCTGTCTCTGGCTTCCTTGAGGCTTCTCTCTGCAGCCTCGTACTTCGCCATGTCCTTGTCCAAAGAGTGGAAAAGAGTTTCTGTCTGCCTGTACTCCTCGGCCTTTGCGCGGTAGTGATCCGCATCACCGAGGAACTTCTGCTGATCATCCAGCGTCCTCTGCAGACGGCTTTTCGACTCTTCCTGGCTGCGCTTCTTTGTAGTCAGCCGGCTGATGCTGTCAGAAATCTCCTGGAGCTCGCCGTTGATCCGCGTGCGTTCCCCAGCTTCTTTCTTCCTCGCCTCGAGTTTTTCCTGTGCTTCATTCATTGAGGCTTCAATATCCCGGATCCGCGCATCGCATTTCTCGATCTCGGATGCAGGATCGCCTTTCGCGTCAATCTGTGCCTTCTTGATCTTCTGCTCGTCCTTGAGATGCATGAGCGTCGACCTCACTGACCTGGCCTGCTGCCTTGCGTCCGTTTCCATGTCTCCATAGATGCCGAGCCCCAGCAGGACGCTCAGTACAGCGATGCGCTCATCTTTCCTGGCCTGCAGGAATAATCCGTACTGGTCCTGCATGATCAGCGCACAGGACTTGAACGTGAGCGGATCCATTCCGAGGATCCTGAGAATTTCCGCCTGCGTGTCGACGATTCTTTCCATCGAGAGGTTGATCCACTCGCCGTTCTCTGCCAGCTGGGAGAGATTCAGCGTAGGCTTCCCGGATTTTGTCCTGGTCCGCACTACGCGGAACCGGCTCTCGCCGACATCCCAGATGAACTCGATCATGCCCGACCTTGCATCCGGGGTTCCGCGGATCCACGCCTTCTGATCACCCTCTCTGGTTTCCTCGTACAGGCAGTCCATAATCGCGTCGAAGAACAGGCTGCTCTTCCCGGCGCCGTTGACGCCGTTCACCGAACAGAAGGAGACGTTGTCGAACTCGAAGAACTCCTCTTTGTAGTTGCGGTAATTCTTGACCCGGATCGATACCGGCCGGAACACTCCGTGAATATCGGATGTCACAGATCTTGCCGCCGCTGCGTTGATGATGGGCTGGCCAAGATCTGCGATCGCATCCGCATCCGGGTAGCACTTCTCTTCCAGCCACTTCCTGAGGTTTTCGAGCGGATCGCTCTCTTCGGCAAGCAGGCCCCTGGCGTTGACCTCGATCGTCTGCATGGCTTCGATGTCAGATACATAGAAGGCGCCGAGCTTATAGAGGTCGTTCTGCAGAGCCGGCACATTGAGTGCCTTGCGCTGTTCGGATGTGCAGCTGTACCGCACTCTCACGATCCTGTCATCGAGCTGTCCCTCATATTTGGCCGCCAGTGCCGTCTCGCCATAGGCGATGTAGTCCTTTACATCCTCTTCGTCCCAGCTGAGGGTGAGGAATCTTCTGTAAGGCGTCTCGTGGAACGTGCTTCCCACCAGTTCCTTTCCGGAGAACTCGTGGATCCAGAAGCCGCGCTTTTGCCCCTCGTCGTTGAAGTTCAGCGCATTGATGGCGCCGGCATAATATACATTGGGGAGCCGTTCGATCTTCTGTGGCCTGTGGATGTGCCCGAGCAGGCACGCATCGAAGCCGGCAGTCTCGATCGCTTCCCTCGGAAGGACCGGCTCGAAGTTCGCGTAACAGCTGGTCTGTCCCGATTCAAGGTTGCATCCGGGTACCGTGAAGTGCGCCATGAGGATGGCAGGGACCTCATCATTGAAGCAGGCTGCCCGGTACCCGATGACCGCCTGTCCGATCTGCTCCGTCCAGACGTTATTCTCCTCTTCGGCGTTGAGCCCTGGATTATTCGCCCGGAATACCTGTTTATCGAATCCGGGAATCGCGACAAAGTCCGCGAGCGGCGTGGCAAGCACCTGCGGCTTTGTGATCACCTGCACACCGATGTCCGTTTTAAACATCTCCTCGAGTACGTCGTACTGGCCGGCTCCGTCATGGTTGG